TGTCACATATTTTGTGGCAATTGATACTAAGTCGACTTATAAGAAAGGATGATAAATTATGGCTGAACAAGAACAGCAACAGCAGGAACAACAGGTAAATATCTCATTGCAGGATATTGCTACAGTTGTTCAAATGATTGATGTGGTCTCACGTCGTGGTGCCTTTGAAGGCAATGAAATGGCTGGCGTAGGTATGCTACGCAATAAGATGGACATGTTCCTCCGTCAAAATGCACCACAAGGCGAAGAACCAAAAGGTCAAATGCCAAACGCCGAAGCGCCTGCAGCAGTACCAGCGGATGCTCCTCTGGCTGATAAGGTAGCAAGCTAATGACTATGGGCGGGGAAGTATCCCCGCCTATTTACCGTAACTGTGAATTCTGTGGAAAAGAATTTAAAGTTGTACTTTTCCACAACTATGTGATATATTGTTCTAGCAAATGCGTTAATGACGCTCTTAATTATGAAAACGGTGAAACATGTCAATCGAATCAAAAACAAATGAAGTCCTCTGGGTAGAAAAGTATCGTCCACAAAAAATTGATGACACAATTCTTCCAGAAAAAACTAAAGCAGCTTTCAAAAAATTTGTAGCTGATGAATCTATTCCAAATTTACTACTAAGTGGTGGTCCAGGTGTTGGCAAAACTACTATCGCCAAAGCTATGCTCGACGAACTTGGCTGTGATTATATTGTTAAAAACGGCTCACTTAACGTCAATATCGACACACTCAGATATGACATCTCCACGTATGCCAGCGCGGTATCCTTATCAGGTGGCAGAAAATACGTCATCTTTGACGAGGCGGACTATCTCAACGCAGCATCTGTTCAACCCGCACTCCGCAATTTTATTGAAGAATATTCAAGCAACTGCGGGTTTATCTTTACTTGTAACTTTAAAAATCGTATAATTGAACCACTGCGTTCTCGTTTGTCTGAGGTAGACTTTACGATTGAACAAAGCCAACGCCCACAACTTGCAATGCAGTTTATGAAACGTGTCAATGCTATTCTCGATAATGAAAGTGTTGAATACGATCAAAAGGTTGTTGCTCAAGTAATTCAAAAACATTTCCCTGATTTTCGTCGTGTACTTACCGAATTGCAATCCTATGCTGCCACTGGTAAAATTGATGAAGGTATCTTTGTTAATCTCAAACAAGAATCGATGGATGAGCTCTTTAAACTTCTAAAGAGTAAAGACTTTACAAATATGCGTAAGTGGGTTGCTCTCAACTCAGATCAAGATATGAATGAAATGTTCCGTCGGATCTATGACATGGCAAATGATAAAGTGCAGCTCAAATCCATGCCAGGCTTTGTTGTAACTCTTGCTGACTATATGTACAAATCAAGTCTAGTAGCTGATCAAGAAATAAATATGGTTGCGTTCCTAACAGAAATCATGCTAGAATCGGAGTACAAATGAGCGATATTGGACCAGTAGCACCTATTGTTGTAAGCTCTTATGTAAGTACAACTATAGATCCATACAAAGAAACGGTTTCAAAAGTAACACATACAGATCTCAGCGGCTCAATTAGAGTTGAGGCTATTGATTATATTCGTTACAATCGTGAAGGTGAACTCGTGAAACCTGAAAAGCAAATTGTCGATATTTCAGTATGAGTAAATGGTTAAGCAAGCTTATCGAAAAACATACTTGCCATTTTTGTGGCAAAAAACTTGATAAGAAAAACATATATACTATAAACATGGATACATTAGAAGGACCACACACTGTTGTGTCGTGCCAACCATGTGCTGACGATTTTGATGATATATTAAAAGCTATAGAGGATGTACATAATGAGCAAGGACTATAGTCCATTTGATTTTATGAATGCGGTATCCTTTACAAAAGAGGATGTCATTCGTAACAACGATAACCCAGAGTTAATCGAAAAGCAATATACTCCTTATGTGGTAAATCGTGGATTTACTAACTTCGAGGATACAATTCTTCATGCTAACGAAATGAACATGAGGCATCACCTTTTCCATGATGCTCAATTTCAATATTATCGTGGAGCACTTCGTAAACGTAAACGTTTTTCTAAATGGCCGAAGGCTAAGAAAAGCGATGATCTAGACGCAATTCAACAAGTCTATCAATGCAACCGCACCGTTGCTAAACTCTACCTGAAAGCATTATCTTCAGATGATCTTAAACAGATCCATAGCAAGATGGTAACAGGGGGAGTTACAAAATAATAAATATAAATGATGGTCAAAAGGGCATCGTGAATAAAAAACAAAAATATAAAATAAGGTGCTGTTGTTATGCAAGAAGAAGACATTTTCAAAGGTGTCGGTATTGAGATCACTCTTCCTTCTCCAGACAGTTTTTTAAAGGTTAAAGAAACGTTAACGCGTATAGGTATTTCTTCGCGTAAAGAAAGAAAGCTATACCAAACATGTCATATTTTACATAAGCAAGGTAGATATTCTATCCTTCACTTTAAAGAGCTGTTTATTTTAGATGGAAAGAAGAATACTTTTACCGACGAAGATAAATCTAGAAGAAATACGATTGTAAATCTTTTAGAAGAATGGGATTTAGTTAGGGTTGTAAAACCCGAAGAATCGGAGGAACCAGTGGCTCCACTAAATCAAATCAAGATTCTTTCTCACAAAGAAAAATCTGGTTGGACTTTAGAAGCCAAATATAATATTGGGAAAAAGTGATTATGAATGTATATAAAGTGAATGAAAGAGCAGAGCTTCCAGAATATGCCACAGATGGATCAGCCTGTTTCGATGTTAAAGCATGTATTGAAAATGGTCAACGTTTAAAATCATATAATGCATGGAATAAAGAGATGCCCGTGGTTGTAAAGGGTGTTGGGCAAAGTAAAGACGCTTTCCAGTTGCCACCATCTGTACGAGTACTTGTTCCTACAGGTTTGATCTTTGATATTCCTGAAGGCCACGTAATGAAAATGTATATCCGTTCTGGAACTGCTTTGAAAAAAGGGTTGACATTGGTGAATGGAGTTGGTATAATAGATTCAGACTATGTGGAAGAAAGTTTCCTTATGTTGGAAAACATTTCAGAAAGCATGGCCTTAATAGAACATGGTGAACGTATTGCTCAATGTTTAATAGAGCCAATTACTCGTGAACCAATCGAAGAAACTACAGAAAGACCCGTACAAAAAACTGACCGAGATGGTGGTTTTGGCTCAACAGGCTCGTAGTTTCATATAAATAATAGTGGGAATGCCTTATGGGTTCCCACTTTAAACCGCCGGTTATAAAACGGCAAACATAATCTTGCTTGAATAAAAGGAGATAGCAAAATGAACACTAATGCACGTAGATTCACTGCGGATTTAATTAATGATCCGTTCTTTATTGGCTTTGATCGTATGCTAGATCGTATGAAAGATGCGACACCAGGCCAAAACAATTACCCTCCATATAACATCGTAAAAGTAGATGATGACAATTATGTCATTGAATTAGCATTGGCTGGATTTAATGATGAAGAAATCGAAATTGAAGTAAAAGACGGTGTGCTTTCCGTGGAAGGACGTAAAGACGAAGAAACAGAGACTAAATATCTTCATAAAGGTATTTCAGCTCGTCACTTCAGACGTACATTCAACCTAGCTGATACAATTGTTGTCGGTGGTGCTGAAATGAATAATGGCATCCTTACAATTGAATTAGAAAACATAATCCCTGAAGAGAAGAAGCCACGTAAAATTTCTATTAATCGTGCGCAGGAATTTTTAAAGGGATAAAAGAAAGCTATCTATATGAGAACACCTGTTGATATGAGCGACAGAGTTGCTTATTTTCTAACTATGACTTTTCGCTGGTTTGCGGACACATTCTTTGCAAAAAGATATGGCCATAGAGCAGTAGTATTAGAAACAGTAGCAGGTGTTCCTGGCATGGTAGCTGGAATGTGGAACCATTTGCGATCCCTACGTAAAATGGAACCTGATGATCGTGGTTGGATTAAGACGTTACTTGACGAAGCTGAAAATGAACGTATGCACTTAATGATATTCATTGAGATTGCGCAACCAAATTGGTTTGAACGTGGATTGATTTTATTTGCTCAGTTTGTGTTTTGGCATTTTTACTTTATATTATATGTCTTTTTTCCAACCACGGCTCATCGCATGATTGGATATTTTGAAGATCAAGCTGTTGTTAGCTATTCTCAATACCTAAATAAAATTCATAGTGGATACATCGAAAATATTGATGCTCCACAAATTGCAATCGATTATTATAAATTAAAATCGGATGCAAAACTCAGTGACGTAGTAATCAAGGTTCGTGAAGACGAGCAAGGCCATGCTAACGTCAATCATTTAATGGCCGATGAACTAAAATGAATATTTGTAAACCACACATACACAAACAGGAGAATAAAATGAACGAATATATGTCTAACATGTGGATTGACGCAATCCAGAATGCAAAACGAGGTTGGGTATCAACTTGGGTAAAAGATGAAACACTCAGTAAACCATTGAATGATTTTATCGACACTCAAACCGCATTTACAAAAGCGTCCCTTAAACAAATCAATGAATTTTCTAATGCAACAGGCGAGATGCTCGCTAAGGTGGTAAAGTGATGTCTAATAAAAACCCATTCGAAATCCGTTCAGAAATGTTGCAACTTGCAAAAGAGTATATGGATCAGCAGTATCACATGAATGTGACATTTGCTGAAAAAATGATGGAGCAAGGTAAGATGCAGATGGAAGAATTTCAAAAAGTCACAGAAATGTATTCTATCGAAGATATGATGGCAAAAGCCAAAGAAATGTATTCCTTCGTTTCTGATAAAGGCGACAAGTAATTACTGAACTAGGCCCGATGTCATACCATATGGCGCCGGGCCTGATCCACTTCCCCCACCAAAAGAATTTACAGTGCTAACAGAAGTTTGATTTCCACCATCTACTACGCTTACTGGCGCAGTTACGTTATTTTGTGGAGCATGAACAATTACTGCTCCGTCCATTCCCGCAGCACCAGAAATTCTATCAGCACGAGTAAATGCAGACTGTAATATTCTGCCTTCTGGAGAACCAAATGGAACAACCGCTTCCGTACCGTGAAGCATAGCTGCTGTCCCCGCTCCGAAATTTCTAAATCCGTCAGTGCCTCTCATAAATTGATTTTCTACGAGCTGATTCCAACGAGTTCTCATTTCTCCTCTTTGTTTAAATGGTGTATCATTTGCTTCAAAATAATCGTCAATAGCAGTACGTCCTGCATTTTGAAGAAACGTTTCTTTAGAACCCAACATTAATCGATTCAAAGGGCCCGTAAGAAACTCAGAAGTTGCTTCGTCGTATTGTCTTCCATATAAATCTCTTAAAGTTTGTATACTAGAAGCATTTCCGCTTAATGCTCCTTCAACAGCCGAAGCAATACCAGGTGCCATATCTTCTCTTGGCTGAAGAAAATTGAACTCTTGGTTTGCTAAATTAGCTTCTAATGCTTGTCTTATCTGTTCAGCAGATTGTTCTAAAGTTTCCCTTGCCGCGTCAGATGTTGCTGTTCTAATTTGGTCAATAACATCTTGGTGTAATTCTACTAATGAGTCAATTTCTTCTTGGTCTAGACCACCCGCGAATGCAGCTTGAATTTCAGCGTTTCTTTGTTCTAACTCTGCTATGAGAGCTGTTTCATTTTCTGCATTTCGTCTTTCAATCCAGTTTTTAGCAATAACTCCTAATCCAACAGCTCCTGCAGCAATAAGGAATGTGAGCCCAATTGGATTTGTTAATGCTGCCGGCCCCAGCAGCGCAAGTAATGAAGCACCACCGATGGTAACATTTACCATATCCCCGATTAACCCGGCGTTCGCACCACCTTCTTGAGCACCAGTTTGTTCACGGATCCAGTTTGAAAGATCATCTGCGTAATAAAGTCCAAGTCCAGCAACTACAGTTGCTAAGCCTCTTGGAACACTCATTAATTTTCCTTTAAGACCGCCTCCGGTGTTTTGCATGATGCCGCCCACTGCTCCTCTTGCACCGGCAGTTACTAATCCGCCAGCGGCAATCGCGGTTACAACATCTCCTACACCAGTTTCACCCAGCCAATCGTTAAATTGCTGAATTCTAGTGCCCATAATGTTTACGCTGTCTTTAACAGTAGTAAAATCAATTTCACCAATAGATTTTGAAACATAATTTACCGTGTTTGCTAATCCATCAAAATCTACTTGGGCTATTCCTTGATACGCTCTATTGAATGTTCCGGTCATTTCTTGCCATTCAATATTTTTAATAGAATTAATCATTTTATCAAAGCCACCATCGGTTGACTCGTTAATGTATCCTTTAAGAAGATTATATCCTACAAAGATGCCACCGGCAGCTAATGCAATATTTTTTAGAGTTAAGGCTGAAGTGATGCTGTCACCCACCTTTTCAATCATTTCATCAGTTTTTTTAGAACTATCTTGAGTTTCTTTTTCTGTTTCTTCTCTTTTTTGTTTTTGAAGTTCTTCAAATTGCTCTTTTGTTCTTTGCGCTTCTAACTCGTCAGCCTGTAATTTAGCTTGTAGTCCAAGAGATTCTGTTTGAGCTTCAATATTTTTAGAGATAACACCAAAAAGATCGTTGAATTTACCTAGTTCTACTTTCACAGACTTAAGCGAATTGGTACCGGTATTGCGCATCAAGTCGCCTTCGGCTTTTAACCTATCGATTATAGCTTGTGTTTCTGCTGACATAGTAGCCATGTTAATTCCTACTTATTATTCTCTTTTTGTTGTTCGATAAACTCGATTAGCATTGCAAAA